TCTTCGAGCAATGTACCCACAAGCAATGCCTAACACAGCAGAGCAAGAGCGACTACTAGTCGACGAGAAGATACATCTTCAAGAAGCATATAACGCAGGATTCTCTTACGCAAAGAAAATGTATGAAAGCAACACTTGAGTTTGACTTGACACAAGAACAAGAGCAATTTGAAGACGCTATCAATGGTTGGAAGTGGTCACACGCTATGTGGCAACTCGACCAATATCTGAGAGCAAAAGTCAAGTACGCTAGTGATGACGCTCACACAGAAGCAATCAACGCGTTTCAAGAAACAAGAGACGAACTACATCGCATTCTAAACGAAGACAATCTTGAAATGAGATGAAGAAACACACGATGACATACTTGAATCACTTTGGCTACGACATAAGCGACTTCATACCTTGCGAAGTTTGTGAACGCACAGCCGTTGACATACATCACATCGAAGCGCGTGGTATGGGTGGCTCATCAATCAAAGATGTCATCACAAATCTTCAAGCGTTGTGTCGAGAATGTCACACCAAATTTGGTGACCAAAAACAATACAAAGACTTTCTTAAAGAGAAGCATCGAATCGCTTTGAGCAAGTGTCAAAAATAAAGAGCAAATAAAGAAAAAGATGCCAACAGAAAAACAACTCGCAAATCTACAACCATTTCAAAAAGGTGTAGTAACGAACCCGAACGGAAGACCAAAGAAACTAGTCACACAACTCAAAGGGCTAGGCTATTCAAAAGACGACATCAATCAAACTTTGATGAATCTAGTCGCTATGTCACGCGAAGAACTCACAGCGATAGACAAGAGCAACGACTATACTATTCTAGAGCGCATCGTAGCAGGTGCGTTGCTTAAATCACACGACAAGAACTCTCTCTTCTCGCTTGAGACTTTGTTGACTCGAGTACACGGTAAACCAAAAGAAGAAGTAGAGACAACAATCAAAACAGAAGAACCAATCAAAATCACACTTAAACTAGACTAATGACAACCTACATCGGCAATGGATGGGAGAACGAGTACGGAATCAATCTCTCAATTAACATCAAGAAACTTCAAGACGCTATCGAAAGCGGTGAACTCATCGTCAATCAATACGGAGATGTTCGTATCAATTGCAATCGTATGAAGGTAGCAAACGAGAAGTCAAAAGCGACTCACTCAATCTCAATCCCAAAACCTAAGTTCTAATGAAGAAGACGTGGAGAGGTAGTGATGTTTTGCCACCGCAAGACGACGAGATAAAACTCGTGAAGACGTATCAAGGCGAAGTAGCACTCGCTCGATACCTTGACGATATGTGGGTCGATGAACACACGAATCGACTTATTCAAGTAGAGTACTGGATGCCGATACCTATACCACCAAACGAATGACATCACAAGACAAAGCACAAGAAATTAAGGAGTCATATAACAATTCTTTGACGGTAAAAGATTGCTCACTTGTAGCAGTCAATCAAATCATTGAAGCGTTGTCTCATAAGTCGTGGGAGAATCGAAATGAGTTGATGTTCTATATGGAAGTCAAACAAATACTTTTAGAACTATGACACCAAAAGAAAAAGCAAAAGAATTGGTTGACAAGTTTATGTTGGTCAATTTTGAAAGTGTAGAACTTGAAACGGGAGAACACGAATTGTTACTATCATTAAGCAAAGAAGACGCAAATCAATGTGCGTTGATTGCAGTTGATGAGATTTTATATGCTTATCCACACACATACGAAATGGAAAAAGTATCTACAAACGCGGGCGAAGACATTTATATGATAATGAATGTAAGGTCAAACATTGCTTATTGGAATTAAGTAAAAAAAGAAATTGAGAAACTATGAGAATCTTAGCACTAGCAGACGGAATGAATGGCGTCGTGTATCACAGGATATACACGCCATTGATGCGTCTACAACTCGACGAATACGCGACGATAGACATCGCTCAAGATAGCGATACAATGATGAATCTAGTTGACTACAAGAACTACGACCTCGTAGTCTTCAATCGTTGGCTAGGTACACATCACTACGACATCTTGAAGAAGATTGCTCAAGCAAAGACGAAGTACGTTGTAGACGTTGATGACTATTGGGTTTTGCCTAAATTCAACCCCGCTTATTGGGCGTATCGCAACGGAATCAAGAACGCAATCAAAGACGCTCTTCACTACGCAGATGGTGTCACTTGTACAACGCCTCAACTACTAGAGCAAGTGAAGCAGTACAACAAGAACGCAATCATTCTACCTAATTGCATAGACTACGAACACGAGCAATGGCGACACTCACGTCTAGCAAATGAGAAATTCAAAATAGGTTGGGTTGGTGGAATTACACATCACGAAGATTTGAAACTCGTCGTAGACGCAATCACTCGTCTAGGTGAAGAAGGTCTCATCGACTTCTACTTGTGTGGCTACACACCTAGCGACATATGGGACTCAATCTGCTCGATGTTCAAAGGCGATTGGTTTCACGTCGTTCGTGGTACTAGCGCAAACGCATACGGTGAAGTCTACAAACACTTTGACCTAGCAATCGCACCTCTACAAACGACAAAGTTCAATTCGTGTAAGAGTGAGTTGAAGATTCTAGAAGCGAGCGCATACGAGTTGCCTATCGTAGTGAGTGCTTGTGAACCTTACTTGAATCACATCGACAATGGTGGTGTAATCTTCTCAAAGAATGACGAGTGGTATGACTCAATAAAACAAGCACTCACAAATGCTTCTCACTTAGGTACTAGCAACGCGCAGTATTGCAAGAAGTTTCACGACATCAAACTTTGGAACATCGCACGTCTTAAATTCTACGAAAGCGTATGCAAATAGAGTACGTTCGCCCTCGATTAACTTCTTATCAAAAGAACATTCTTGACTCAAAAGCAAGATATACAATCACAGCGGCGAGTACTAAAACAGGCAAGACTGCATCACACATCATATGGCTCTTCGAACAAGCACTCAAGTTGCGCGATGGTCAAAGCGTGTGGTGGGTTGCACCTGTATACCAACAAGCAGAAATCGCGTATCGTCGTATGAAGACGCAAGTCACAGACAAGAACTTCTTCTTGACAAACGAGTCGAAGTTGTTGTTGACTTTGCCTACAGGCGCAAGAATAGAGTTCAAGAGCGCAGAGAAGCCCGACAACTTGTATGGTGACGACGTGTACGCTTGTGTCTTTGACGAAGCATCACGCGCAAGAGAAGAGTCGTGGTTCGCTCTACGTTCTACACTCACAGCAACGCAAGGCAAATGCAAGTTGATAGGTAACGTCAAAGGCAAAAAGAATTGGTTCTACAAACTAGGCGAACGAGCAAAGCAAGGCGAACACGACTACGAGTACTTCAAGATAACAGCGTACGACGCAGTCAATGAGGGTATCTTGCAACGCGAAGAAGTAGAACAAGCAAAGAGAGACTTACCAAAACACGTGTTCGATGAGTTGTATCTTGCTGAACCTGCTGACGACAAATCAAATCCTTTTGGTATTGATGCTATTCGAGCGTGTTATCAACCTGTGACAAGCAGTCAAGTCGTTGCTTACGGTATTGACTTAGCGAAATACACTGACTATACGGTCATCATTGGTATCGATGCGAATAATTGCGTATCATATTGCGAACGCTTTCAAGCAGATTGGGGGCAAACTCAACAACGAATCATACAACTAGTACAAAACACACCCGCTTTTATTGACTCAACAGGTGTGGGCGACCCGATAGTAGAGCAAATTCAAAGAGCGTGTTCTCGCGCTCAAGGCTTTAAGTTCACATCTCAATCTAAGCAACAACTCATCGAGGGTCTAGTTCTTGCAGTACAACGCACAGAAATACGCTTTCCCGAAGAGCCAATAGGTTACGAGATGGAATCTTTTGAATACGAGTACACGAGAACAGGTGTGAGATACTCAGCACCTAGCGGACTACACGACGACTGCGTTTGCTCTCTTGCTCTCGCTCTAGATTGCAAGTCGAAGAACAAGCCGGGGCTTTTTTATTTTGCTTAACCCGTTACAAATTGAAACGCAATGAATTGGAAAAACATAACAATCGAACAACTACAAGAACTCGCTTCAATCAATCACTTTGAAGGCGTAGAAAGACGAGTACATCAAATCGCTATCGTCAAGCGTCTCGACATAGACGAAGTCGAAGAGATGTCTCTTGAGCAGATACTCAAAGAAGTAGAGAAGTTGACGTTCTTAAACGAACTACCTGACGACAAACCTTTGTTCGCTTTTAAGCACTACAACAAACGCTATCGTCTTATCACCAACGCACAAGAGATGAACGCTCACCACTTTATTGAGTTACAGCAAATCAAAGCAGACGACATCATTGAGAACTTACACAAGATTCTAGCGATGCTATCGTACGAAGTAGACATCTTTGGTCGTCGCGTTCAAATCAACAAAGGTCAAGTCGCTCAGAACTTTGAGTCACGATGCGAAGACTTTAAGACGTTGAGTTGTTCTTTTGCTTACGCTTACGCATCTTTTTTCTTGGCACTCTATCCGCAGTTGTTGACCGCTACCCTCGATTATTTGAAGCAGGAGATGAGCAACTTGAGCAAGTAGAGGTAAGTCCTTTCTCGTGGCTAGAACTCATCGACAAGATGGCAAATCGTGACAGAACAAAATGGGAGTTCTTTCTAGAGATGTCATTGATTGAGTTCTTCAACGCAATCGCTTACTACAAAGCACAAACGCAAGAGCGCAACAAACGACTAGAGCAAAGCGCAAACAAAGGATTTCAACCCTACGTCATCGCTGTTCTGAATGAGATGTTGTAACAAATAGTAGTAGAAATTTGTTACTATATTTTGACACTTTTTGAGAATAGTGTCGATTTATAGTATTA